GCTCCATCTGGATTAGTTTATGGTCACGGAGAATGTGCCAGGTATTGGTATCACGCATTTGATGGTGTTGTTTTTGAAAGCACAAACACTCCATTTTCAGTAGCAAATATGTCAAATGGATCTCTTTCTCACGATAGAATTCAAGACGCACTTCTTAAGTCTGGTATTGCTAAAAAGTTTGTAGATGATGATGGCAAAGAGACAACAGAGTTTAAGATTATTAGCAACGATCCTCCAATTTACGGTTATGGCGATGGAATAATTGAATGGAACAATGAAGAACTTGTCATTGAAATTAAAACAGTTAACAATGAAGGATTTGAATACATTAAAAAAACCAACAAAGCAAAAAGTTATCACATTGCTCAACTTTTAATTTATATGAAATTATTAAAAATGGGCAAAGGTCTGGTTATATATGAAAACAAAAACAATCATGAATTGTTTATTGTTCCCATTGAAGTAAATGATCATTATAGAGCATGGATTGATCAAACATTTGATTGGATGAGAACAGTAAAACAAGCCTGGAGGGATAGGCAACTACCACAAAAAACATACAGAGCAAATTCTAAAATTTGCAAAGGATGTCCAATACAAAAAGCATGTGCCTTGTCAGAACCAGGATTAATAAAAATTAATCCTCTGGAGCAATTGAGTGAAGCCATGTGAGTGGTGTGAGAATGAATTTTCTCCTGTAGTAAGTTATCAAATTTATTGCAGTCCAGAATGTCGCACTCAGGCAACAAAAATTAAAATTGCAGAAAAACAAGTAATTAATAAAAGAAGAAAAAGATATGGCAAAGATCGTAAATGTGCAAGGGGATGTGGAATTATTCTTTCGGCATACAATGATTCTAATTACTGTGAAAACTGTTCGGTAGATAATAAAAAAGTAAACAAAGCATTAAAAGAATTAAAGGGTTTTATAGATTATGAAGATAGAACTTAAATTAACAAAGTTTGTTGCTATTGATGCAAGCACAAACAGTTTGGCCTTTGCTCTTTTTGAGTTTGGACAAATCAAAAAGTATGGCAAAATTAATTTTGAAGGCAAAGATATATATCAAAAATGTATTGATGCTTCTAAAAAAACAATGGCATTTTTAACTCATCCAATGTTTATTAATACAGACTCATTGATTATTGAACACACTGTGTTTATGAATAGCCCCAAAACTGCAGCAGACTTGGCCCTAGTACAAGGAGCGATTATAGGAGCAGCGGGAGTATTAGGGATAATTGATATAGCAAAGGTATCTCCTATTACCTGGCAAAATTATATTGGAAACAAAACGTTATCTAAAGAAGAAAAACTTGCGATTAGATCAAAAAATCCAGGAAAATCAGATGCGTGGTATAAATCTTATGAGCGTAATGTAAGAAAAGAAAGAACAATAAGGTTTATTGAAGTTAATTATGATAAGATTATAGATGACAACGATGTGGCAGATGCCTGTGCTATAGGTCACTGGGGTCTAAACAACTGGGAAAGGGGAATTAGTTAATGCCAGAATTAAACGCCAACATACCTCCAATAGAATGTTATGTTCGTGGTAATTTTTTAAGAGATCAAAAAGATTCGCATGATCAATATTTTCCCTGTGTTATTTTTGGAGTATCTAGCATACCGAATCGTAGCCCCTTGTTTCATTTTATGATGGAAGACGGGGGCATTTGGTGGCGTATGCCAATCAATGCATTTTGTACAGAGCCTAATGTACCAGAGGTTGACATACATAATTTAGTACTGTGGAATTCATTTAGTCCCTTTATTACAGTCACTAAGTTTTCAAACCTAGCAAATCTTCGTATGTTTTATATGGATAGAACTAAGACCAAGATTTCTGGTAAGTATTTGTTTACCCTTGACTGGTATGGTGGAGATGCCAATAATCTTGATGATGGTTATTCTGAAAATCCTGGACAACATAAATGTGGCCACGTCATTCAACGCGAGGATGGTAATTTTGCTATTCAACCAAACAACCGTGTGTTTGTGCTAGAGCCTTCCTTTACTACCAAATTTGGGAAACCGTTAATACATAGGCTTATTAATTCTACTCGCAAGTGGGATGTTGAGGATGCTTCGAAATGGATAACAGAAGATTCAGATGCATATCATTATGACATTATGAACATGGAGAATGAAGGCGGTCCTGTATTAGATAAATACTCTGAAAGATTAAAATATATGGAGGAAAACGGTATATGAGCAATAGGGATTCGTTTAAATTTGAAGAAACTGATAATGATGTGGTTTTAACTGTTGCTACAAGATGTCCTTCTAAATGGCTGTTGGTAGACAGAGAGACTGGTCAAGTATATCAAGGAAATGTTGGCGGGTATTGGGATAAATTAAAAACATTAGAAAGAATTGACAAATAATATCATGGGTGCTAAACTATATACAAATGAAGCGTGGTTACGTAAAAGATACATTCTTGATAAAAAGTCAGTTCCAGAAATTGCCAAAGAGTGTGAAACAAGTGCAGAAACTATCTATGTGTACCTTGCAAAATTTAGATTAAGGAAGTCAAAACGATGAGCGATGATTTAAGAATTATTGTAGATCAAGTAAACCATCCAGAGCACTATACCTCTGACCCATCTGGTGTTGAGTGTATTCAGATTACTCGTCATAGAAATTTCAATGTTGGTAATGCTTTTAAGTATCTTTGGAGAGCAGGCCTTAAAGATGAGTCCAAACATATTGAAGATTTAAAAAAAGCAATTTTTTACATACAGGATGAAATTAATAGACTTGAGAGAAAAAATGGGTAGAAAAAAGAAAAGTCAAGTATTAGATAATGGTAAATACACAAAAGTAAATACAATTATTGTTGATGGGCACACTATTGAACAGGGCGAAATGATTAAAATTAAAGGCGAACACGGTTCTCGTTTTAAGTTTATAAGTGTAACAAAAAACAACGACAATGGTTTGGAGTGGGTAGATTGCGTAGAGTATGAAAAAGGATTTCCCAGAGCAATGCGATCTTTTGATAAAGAAAAAGTAAGCCGAATTCCTAAAAGGAGGAAGCATGTCGAAAGATCTTGAAATTATAGAACATTTAGATGAAATAAATAAAGTTGTTGAAGAATATTTAAAGGGTAGCGATCCAACAAAAATATCTAAAGATTTAAGTATTCCAAGAACTAGAGTTGTTGCACATCTTAATGAATGGAAAGTTATGGTATCTGCAAATGATGCTATTCGTTCTAGGGCCAAAGAAGCACTTGCTGCAGCAGATGCACACTATGGAAAACTTATTTCTAAATCATATGAGGTTATTGATGAAGCAACCATGAATAATAATCTTAGTGCAAAAACTGCTGGTATTAAGTTAGTATTAGATATTGAAGCAAAAAGAATAGAAATGTTACAAAAGGCTGGATTGCTTGAAAATAAAGAACTTGCAGAAGAAATGCTTGAAATTGAAAGAAGACAGGAAGTTCTTGTTGAAATATTACGAGATATTGCAAAAGATCATCCACAAGTTCGTGATTTAATTATGCAAAGATTGTCTGACATTTCAAAGTCAGATGAGGTGATTACAATTGTCCACGATGTTCAATGATTTTCTTGAAGCATTGCAAGATAATCCATTTGAAAAAAATCCAGTAGATACAAAAACATTTGTAGAATCTACAGACTATCTAGGGCAACCACCATTGTCAGACATACAGTATGAAATTGTAGAGGCAATGAGTCAAATATATAAAAAGACAGATCTTGAATTATTAATGGGTCCTGTCGAAGGAGCAAGATACTATGATAAATACACTAAGAACGAAATTATTTTACAACTTGGGAAGGGTAGTGGCAAGGACTTCACTTCAACTGTGGCTTGTGCCTATATTGTGTATAAGTTACTATGTCTTAAAGATCCCGCAAAATATTTTGGCAAACCGTCTGGGGACGCGATTGACCTTATTAACGTTGCTATCAACGCCCAACAAGCGAAGAACGTCTTCTTTAAAGGATTCAAAACAAAAATAGAAAAATCTCCCTGGTTTGCAGGAAAATATAATGCTAAAGTGGACTCAATTGAATTTGATAAATCAATTACAGTTTATTCTGGACATTCAGAAAGAGAATCTCATGAGGGCTTAAACCTATTGCTTGCAGTTCTTGATGAGATTTCTGGTTTTGCTAGTGAAGTTGGAACTGGAAATGAACAAGGTAAAACAGCAGACAATATATATAAAGCATTTAGAGGAACCGTAGACTCTCGTTTTCCTGATTTAGGAAAAGTTGTACTACTGTCGTTTCCAAGATATCAAGGCGACTTTATTTCTGAAAAATATGAAAGTGTTATTGCAGAAAAAGATGTTGTACATAAATCACACAAGTTTATAATCAATCCATTACTTGATGCAACACCAGAAAACACACTAGATATTGAATGGGAAGAAGATCATATTATTTCATACAAGTTGCCTGGAATTTGGGCACTTAAAAGACCAACATGGGAAGTAAATCCAACTAGAAGCATTGATGATTTTAAAGTTGCATTTTATAATGACTTGGGCGATGCAATGATGCGTTTCTTGTGTATGCCAACTTACGCCTCTGATTCATTCTTTAAACAAAAAGATAAGTTACAAAATTGCATGACGTTAAGAAATCCAGTTGATCAATTTAGAAGGTTTGATCCTGGATTTGTTCCAGACCCAAACAAAACATATTATGTTCATGCTGACTTAGCACAAAGACATGACAAGTGTGCTGTAGCAATTGCACACGTTGAAAAATGGGTAAACCTACAAGTAATTAAAGATTATGATCAAGTAGCGCCAATTGTTGTAGTAGATGCAGTTGCATGGTGGGAGCCTAAAAAAGAGGGTGCAGTAAATCTTAGTGAAGTAAAAAATTGGATTATTAATCTTAGAAGACTGGGTTTTAATATTGGCAAGGTAACATTTGATAGATGGCAGTCATATGATATTCAACAAGAACTTAAGGCTGTAAATATTAATACAGATACAGTGTCAGTTGCTAAAAAACATTACGAAGATTTGGCTATGCTTGTTTATGAAGATCGTATTGCGATGCCAAACATTCCCCTGTTACTAGAAGAATTATCTGAACTTAAGATTATGAAAAATAATCGTGTAGACCATCCACGAAAATCATCTAAGGACTTGGCTGATGCAGTTTGTGGTGCAGCCTTTGGTGCAATATCATATACTAGTAAAGAAAATAATCTTGAAGTAGAGGTTAGAACCTGGTCAAGCGCACACAAAGAAATGCAAAGGCAAAGACGGCAAGAACTAGAAAATGAAAGAAATAATGAGATGCCAGACGATGTAAAAGAGTTTTTAGGAAAACTCAATTTGCTATAGACTGTCTTATCTGCTATAATAGAATTCTGGCTAAAAGGTCAGATAATACATAAAACAAGGAGAAATGAATGAAATCATTCAAAAAGATTGCCCTTATCGTGTCTGCAGCACTTTTGGGTTCAGTCGCAGTAATAACACCAGCACGCGCTAGTGTTCCTACAGTTGCTGTTACTGTTAATGCCGTTGTTGATAATGATGCAAATACTATTGCAGGTGCGGCAGTTGTTACAGTTCCTGCAGATAACAAGGTTGAGGCAGCAGATGCAGTTAAGTTTGCTCTCACCAACATTGTTGCAGGAACTTCAGTTGTTGTTACAACAACAAAGGCTACAGTAGTTCCAGCGCTTCACACTGCAACAGTTCCAGTAAACTCAAAGTCTGGCTCAAACACTCTTACCATTAATGTTGGTACTGGTACAACAGCAGAATTTTTTGTTTACACAACAACCACTGAGGTTGGAACAGTCGTTATTGTTAACGGATCAAACTCTCTTACATACTATGTAAAGGGTACAGCAGGTGCAGCATACAACCTTGATGCAACAGTCAGGTCTGATGTTAGCACTGCAAGCATTGCAGAAAATATTGTTAAGGTAACAGATATCTTTGGAAACATTGTTGGTGGAGTTACACCAACTGTTGCCGTTATCGGTGCAACTATTGAAGTTGCTGCTGGTGCATCTGATGCTACAACGGGTATTTCAAAGTTTAGCGTTAAGTATCCAGCAATCGCTGGTCAATCAGCAATTAGCATTGCACTTCCAGGTGCAGTTGCCGATGTTGATGGCCTTGATGCTGCTAAGAAGTCAACTGTTAAGTTTGTTACCGTATCTGACCTCGCTTCTGAGGTAACAGCACTTAAGGCAGTTGCTGCAAAGGCTGCAGAGGAACTCGCTGCAGAAAAGGCTGCTCACGCAAAGACAAAGGCATCACTTGCTCAGGCTTTGGGTAGTGTTGATCTTGTAACAAAGACTGCTGAAACAACAAAGGCTACACTAGATGCAGAACTAACAAAGGCAAAGGCTGACCTTGCAAAAGCACAGGCAGACCTTAAGGCCCTACAAAAGAAGTATGCTGCTCTTCTAAAGAAGAAGAAGTAGTATATCCGCCAAACGGGCAGGTTGAAATATACCTGCCCTTTGTGCTATACTAATATAGTATCTGCCTAACGGGGATACAAA